TAGTTAAGCACACCAATTAGATTATCTAGTTTGTTATCAATAATTGTTTCTGCCATAGCCGCATCGTCAAATGGCAATTCTTTAAACCATTCTGGGATACGCAATTCATCTGTTGGGTAAGCAACACTTGTGTATCCTAGTGGATTTTGTTTTAGTTTACAAACAATAACTTTCATGCCGTCAACAACTTCTTGCGAATACTTGTCACCGTTCATACGCTTCAGCGTATTCCAGTTAATGCTTGCCCGTACATGCCCAGGCATGTTTGCTTTTCCTTGCTTTTCTTCTAAACGTCTGTAGTGACCTACTTTGTTTGCACGTTTAGGTGAACCTTTCTCCCAACCAGGTCTTGCACTAAACTCCTTGCGGAATTCTGTAATACGATCTAGCACATTTTTTTGAGGAACATCAGTAAGTACCATTGTCAACAGTTCTTTTAAGAAGTCTTGCATAAACACAGGCGTGTCTGATCTACGTAAGTCTAAGCCCATTGCCTTTACTTTACCTACACCATCAGCATCTGTTCTAAAGCCTTCGTTGTCTACTACTAGTGCCGCATAACGCTTCTTAGTAATGTACAAGCCTGACTTTGCAACAATCTCTCTACCTGCGGCAATAACATCACTACGACTTTTTGGACAGTGAAATGCCTCCATCATAAACTTTGGAAACGTAGTATTTGCTTGTTCACAGATTTGATCATATAACAAAATTGCTTTTTCAGTATTCCATTCAAGTTTACCACTGTTAACATCGTCCTTTAGCATAGGCCAAGCACTAAAATAACAAGAGTCAGTATCGCCATATATCATTGCTTTACCTATATGATCATACTCGCCTGTAATACAGTTGTTTACTTCCGCTGACATATGCTTAACAATAGTTCTGCCGCTTAGTGTTGTACTCTGTCCAATACGTTTATCAAAGAATCTACAGCCGGGGTTAAGAATAGCACCATACAAACTGTTTAAGTTAATTTTCTTAACTAACTGTCGCTTGTCCCAGTATTCAATTTCTGCGCTGTTTTCTGCATCCTTTGCTTTCTTTAACATCTTCTGCATATCTTTACGTTCTGCATACCAACGCTTTAGTAGTCCAGGAATAACACCTTCAAACTCAGTTGTAAAGATTGTACCGTTACTACTAAGCATCCACGGCATTTGACTATCAAATACTAGCTGATACATTTCCGCACCGCTTAATACATCAGTACGGCCATCTTCCCAGTCAACTGTAAGAGAAACGTCTCTACGTTGATCTATAACTGCTTCATATTCTTCAGTACTAAAGCGTCCTTCCCAACTACCTGCAAATGACTTTTTCTTTAGAGTCATATCTTCATGTACACGGGCTTCTGATATTTCAGGACGTATTTGTCCTACAATAGTTTCTGGAGCCATATTCATTGCACGAATAACACTAGGATACAGCGAATTCAAATCCATCGACGCTACCCATTTGTGCAAGCCTTTCTTTGGAAATGCAACATACGCACCAGCGGCTTGTGTGTTTTCAGTGTCGTCACGTGGACGTCTGTTAGGAACTTGTAAGCCTCTGTTGTGTGCTTCGTTAACAATCCCTTGCTCTGTAACAGCAACAGCACCCATAGTTGTTTGTAGTAACACAGTGTTTTCATGTGCAACAGTATTACTAAGATCAATAAAGCGTAGTTTCTTATCTAGTTTGTCAAGTAGTGCAGTATCTTGTATGTTATATTCAATAAACTTGCGGAAGTCGTTGTTATACAGTTGATCAAGTGTGCCTTCATATGGCACTTTGTTTTCGCCTACTTCAATTTCACCAATAGCATCTAGCCGATATGTATGCCGTTCTTCATATGTGTACTTACGATACAGTTCTAAACTATCCAAGTGTACACGACCTACTAGGTCAAATGTAACAGCTTGCTTCCCATACTTTTCGTATTCACGCTTCTTAGGCAATTGCCCCCACAAGCAGAATCTACGTGTGTCGTCTTTGCTTAATACACGCATGGTTCTGTTTACAGTATAGGGAATATCGTAACCCTCGCTGTTCCATCCACTTAGGATATCAGCATCTTGGATTAAGTCTAAGAACGTGTCAATCATGTCCCCTTCTTTTTCAAACAACATTACATTGTCAATGCCTTCAAGTTCTGCTTTTGCTTGATCCATTGTTAGAGTCTTGGGCGGAACTGCTAAACAGATCATTGTTTCCATCCACTGTAAGTATACACTAATACTGGTAATAGGCATAAATGGATCTGCAGGATCAGCAAAGCCCTTCTCTGGATCAAAGTCGGTCTCAATATCGAAGAATGCAATATTCATCTTAGGAGCATCTTGATTCAGATAGTGTTCACTTAAACATTGAAAGATAGGATTGATGTCGCTTTCCCATAAGTTCTTGCCTTTATTAATAGCAACTTCTTTGCGAAAGTCTTTTGTATTCTTACATACAATACGTGTTAGTGGATCACCGTACACACTCTTGTACTTGCCTCTAGCATCTTCATAATAAAATGTGTACTTTGCATTGTACTCTGTAAAGTGTCTCTTACCATCTCTGCGTTCTACGACACGGATGATATCTTGGTCGCGATCAAACATCGCGTCTACATATGGCATTCATTTCTCCTTGCGTTGCTTATGGCCAACTTAACCTTCTTCATGCTCGACAATTGTCATTGAGCGTGTTATTACTTATTAGAACAACAATCCTGCAACGTAAATTACGGTTAAGCCTGCGTTCATTACTATAAGACTTTTCTCTTTCCATAAAACACCAATAAGTATCCATAGACTATTACTGATAATGAATGCCCAAATATACAAAGGGTAAACATTAAATGCGGCTAGTGTAGCGGCTGACAGTAAACATACTGTAGCCACCCAAGCTAACCATTGATAAGGTTTTACCACCATAGTGCGGCAACTCCGTATCCGTACACATTAACTACTGCAAAGTATCCAGTTAATAACATTACCCAAGCGGCGCCTCTGCGTACTGCGGCATAGCACTGTGTAACTGATCCTATAAAGAAACCTGGATATACAAGTAGCATATTTGGGTTATCAGCATTAAGTGCAAGTGTTAAACTTGCATATACAGTGAATATAAAACTTGTTAATTCAAAGCCAAAAGCAGTTTTGTCACTGGTGTAACTATCTACCCAAAACTTTGCTATATTATTCACTTGTCATAACCTAGCGTTGTTACTAATGTTTCTAAATCATCAAATGCATCATAATGATTTCCCCAGTCATTCTTTTGTGCAATTTTAATTGCTTTGTTAATAAGACTAGGCTTCATATCTAGTTCTTCTGCAACTGCTTTAACAGTCTCTTTTAAGCCTGTGTTTAAATCTTCTACTTCTTGCATTACTGTTACGCCTTCTTTGACTAGACGTTCTAGTTTTGCTTTTTCTTCGGGGCCGTAAGTTCGGTCGCTCATAAAGGTCTCCTTTTGTTAGTTATAATATATTATATGGTATATTTAGGTATTTGTCAAGTGTTTTTTAAAACACTTTTTTGTTGTCAAAAGCACGATCCCAACCAAAGAATTGTGCTTTATAGTCCGAATGGTCATCGCTTGATAGGTTAATCCATTCGTCTCTACGTCGGTATAATTGCATTGCACCTTCATACCAGTCTGTATTATTGATAATGTGTTCAAGTCGTTCTTTTGCGTCTTGTGCTTCTTCGATGTTATCAAAGTCTTGTTCAATGTGTATTACTTCCATTACAACATTATGTGTTACATAATCTAAACTAAAGTCTATACCCCATTTAGGTTTAATGTTTAATAGTTTTTGTAGTATAGGACGATTGTATTGACATACTTGTTGTATCTGTTCTTTTGCATCTCCTGCAAATGCATATCGTGTTAGTAACATACAATGGTCTAATACTAGTCCATGTTCGCTTTGTTCAATGTCTTGATACCATTCTTGTACAGGAGCAATATGATACTGTATTTCTCTATTAAGGAATACATTATTTGCTTCGTAGTGTAAATGTTCTAAGGGAGTTGGAACTTCGTATCCGTCTTTATCAAAGTCTTTGAAAGGAAGTGTTTCAACAAGATGTCGTTGTATTGGTTTGTCTAAATATGGATAGTCAGTAAACTGCGGCTCTAAGTTTACAAGTTTCATTTTTCTCTAAGCATAGCCCATAATTCATCAGTAATAGACTCGTACGCTTTACCTTTATGTTTTTGTTTACCTGCTTTAGCATCTTTCTTTTTATCTTTGTGTGCGCCCATTGCTCCGCTTTTGCGTAAATCGTTCATATACTGTGCATTAGGATCACGAGCTTTGATAACTTTATCTTTAGTTGCTTCTGCTAACATTACTTCTAGTTGTGCAACACGGGATTCTAGAGCAGCAATACGATCATCCTCACCTACAAGTTTATCTTTAAGAGGATGTTCAGTACGTCCTGGTTTCGCTTTGGGCATAGGATCTTTACCTTTTGCTTGCCCAGCACTACCTGTTTTTTGTTTGCCTTCTGTAACTACACCTGCTAGTGCAGCGAAGTCTGATATACTTGCAATATCCAAAGGCATACTTCCTTTGCTTACATCAGCACTTTCTTCAAGATAGTTCTTTGTAGGTGGAGCATCCATGTTTCCTCCACCGTGTGCTTGTGCTGCTAATTTACGCAGATCCTCAGCAGGGTCACTAGGATCCATTTGGAATAGTTTATGTTGTAGTGCGTTAAAATCCATTATACTTGTCTACCACCCATTTTGTTAATAGCATCGTCTACATATAATGCAAGCTCAAAGTCAAGTTTTGTTAGACCTTTAACATCGTGTGTAGTAATACCAATAGTTACTTCGTTATAAAAATTCATAAAGTCTGCAAAATGATCTAACTTTATCTGTGGCTTTTCGAGGAACATTAAAAAGCGTAACACAGTGTTATAATCATCTAGAGCAATTTTTTTGTATAGGTAAGTACCCTTCCTAATTTCCCAATTAGAAAGAAACTTTTTTCTAAGTACTTCTGCTTGCTCTATTTCAAGTTTTTTCATTTTTTCTTTTCAGCTAACCTTGCATGTAGTGTAGATTTATATTCATCTTTACGGCTTTCAGCATGCATTGCTGCCATGTGCTTCTTGTACTTTTTAGAACCTTTTGCATGTGGGCTTTTGCCTTCTTTAGCATCTTTTGCGTTTTTATACTTTAAGAAATCATAATCATCAGGACCAGTTGTCTTGCCTGATTTTGGAGCACCTTTGCCTTTGTTAAGTTCTTTGTTTCTTAACTCTTTAGCGTGTGCAGGTCTTAAACCTTCACTGACTGCATTACAGTTGCAACTTTCACAGCTTGGTTTACATGTACAGTCTTCTGCTTTAACATCTTTGCCACAGCAATCATCTGAACAATGTGTGTCTTTTGCTTCTGTTACTGATTCA